TCAGCAATGTGCGCCATCATGGCCGGCCCGATCAATTCCTTGGCCTGGGGCAGCCCGCCAAACTGCGGATGCTGCATGAACGACATATGCACGATCAGGTGCGCGTCGTGGTTCTCGCCATCCTTGGCCTTGACCGGGCGCGCCGTGGTCATGGCGATGTTCTCGCTTACCGGGTCCATGATCGGAATGTTGTCATGATCGATCAGGACGCCATCAGGATCAGGCTCCTTCAGCGCTTTCAGCAGCCGGCTCAACACTTCCTTCCGTTTGAAGTCGGCCGGGTTGTCCCTCATCAACTGGTATTCGGTCTGCGCCAGAGCAATGCGCTGGGTCTGGCTGAAGATGTTGGGATCGGAGACCGGCACGACGCAAACGATGTCGGTGTTATAGTCCTTCTGGAAAACCGACATATCCTTGCCGGGGATTTTGTACGGGTAGCCCTGAAGGGGGATGAACTGCGCGTTGAGGCGATAGAGCATCCGAAGCTCGGCGCCATTGGCGGTGTGGGCCCGGCGGTGGGTGCCGGAATAGACCTTTGACCCCTGCTCGATCAGCTCGATGGTGGTGCCGACTGGCGCGCCCTTTGCCTGCTGGTCTCCGACCATAATGTCGGTGGTGCCGCAGAAGCGGCGCGCCAGGTCGGTCAGGAAGCCCAGCAGCTTGAACAGGGCTTCGCTCGGCTCCTTGAACGGCGGCGTGTGAAATGCCTTGGACAATTCCTCGGCCGTCATGTCCACGTCTTTCCAGACACCAGGGGCCATGTGCAGCTCGCCGGCTTTCACATTGGCGTCCTTGGCCTTGAAGCCGCCCTGCATGTTGGCCCAGGTCGCGCTGTCCAGCAGCGCGCGCAGCGCATCGGTGCCGGCGTCGGCCAGGGCGCCAATCCAGTGGATCAGGCCCATGCCCTTGGAGCCAATGCCGGGCAGATACCAGTATTCGGCATAGCGCTCCAACATGCGCTTCAGGTTGTCGTTTTCATCCCAGCAGCGCCGGATCGCCACGACCTTGTGGCTTTCCTTTTCCAGCGTCACCGTGAACGGCAGCGCCACACCGGTTTTCTTGGTCGCGCCAGTCACCGGGTCGATGGTCTTATCCTCGAAGCCGGGCAGGTCCAGGTATGTGTCGCACTCGTAGAACGTGAAATTCTTGTCGTCGGGGTGCGGCTCTGGGGTCTTGCCGTCCACCTTGTCAGTCTCTTCGCGCACCCTGTCATTGCCGGCCAGCGGGGTGACGGGCGGCTCCGGCAGCGTGATGTCGGCATAGGCGCCGGCCTTCACACCCTGCTTGTACTCGTTTTCGGCAAGCTCATATTTGTGGGTGCGGCGCTGCGCTGTCTCCAGGCTGCGCGCATTGTACGGCAAGATCAGATCGGTGCCGGGCACGAAGCGCAGCACGTTCTGATCCATCACATAATCGTGGTAGCCCTTGCGATAGGCGCAGCCGAACATGGGCAGGTAAATGCCCATCTTCTCGCTTTCCTTCATATAGGTCGGGTCTTCTATGGTGAGCTGGTAGTTCATGTGGGCCTCGACGCGATCAGCGCTGGCGCGCTTCTCATCGTCTTCCTCGCCCATCACCATGGTCTTGGCCGGGCCCTTGGCCGGAAAGACCTCTTCCATCAGCCGGGCTTGGCTCTGAATGATGCCATCGGCCAGAACCGGGTTGACTGCGGTGCTGGCGCCCTCAAACGGGGCTTGGTGGCTTTCGCTCCACTGCCAGTCCTTCAGGCCCACGATCTCCAGGCCGCGCGCAAAGCGCTGTTCCCAATCCTTGTTGCTGCTGATGTCGCGGTCGATCTGCTCCGCCAGCTTGTCGCCCAGCTTGCCCAGATCGCTTGGCGATAGGGCCTCGACCAGATTGGCGTCATGCGCGGCCCAGCGCTCATCCTGGTCCGGCGGCAGCGGTTCCTGCCCCTGGCTGCCCACCAGCAGCGCCAATTCATCCTCGGTGCGCAGATCGGCGTCAGGGATCAGGCCCTCGGTCTGGAGAACCAGATTGGCGCTGCCTGGCCTGACCGCCGGCGGCTCCATGGTGTCGGGAGACTGGATCGGCGCTACCAGCCCACCTATCTGGGTCATCACGTCGCCAGCCATGCCAGTATCCCCCAAAAGCCCAAGGCGCCCGAATCAGCCGGGATTATGGCCCGGTCACTGCCGCCACAGCCAGCGGGTCAGGAAATTCGGCCGGCCGGTGTAATGCTCGACCAGGGCGGCGGCGATAAAGACCGTCATGCCCAGGCCCATGAAACACAGCGTCGCCACGGTGAAGAGAACTTGGGGCTCGCCATTAGCCGACATTGTGAGCATCCCGCTGCTGCTGCCTCGATCGGCACGGCTCGGCATGGCCAAGGCGCCGGATGAAATAGCCGTCCCGGCCACACTCAAGGCAATATCCGTCGCGCTGGATCACAGGCTCTGGCTCGAATTCCGCCGGCTTATCGGCTTCCGGTCGCATACCACAAGGACCCCAGACAGATCAGCACCAACAGGGCGCATCCTATAACCCGCGCAAAGGTGCCCCAGGCCCGATTGCCGCCGCGCATGTCCCGGCAATATTCGCATTCGCATAACTCATCTTCGTACAGTTCCATGCCCCAGCCCCCTTGGTGTTGCTCAGCCCATCCTAGTGTAACCGTCCTCGAAAGCCTTGGCCGGCGACCAGCTTTCATAGCCATCGGCGTAGCGGATGTAATAGCCGCCGACCAGATTGGCCCATGGCTCGCCGTCTTCTGGATCAGGCTTTGTCATGCCGATCATGCGGGCAAAGACCGCTGGTGCCAGCAAGGCGCTAGAACCGACATCGCCCATGCAAGCGACCGGGCCAGCCGGCGGAAACTGGAAGCCGGTAATCTTAGCCGCCCTGACCTGCTTGTGGCACTTCCACCGCGGCAGCGCGGCCTGGCCGTCGCCGGGATAGGCGGCTGGCTCCGCATCGTTGGGCATGAACTTCTTGCTCTCATCGTCCTTGAAGCCGATCTGGAGGCGGGCACGGGCGCGCCACTGCTTGGTATTTTCGTCCTGCTCGACCATTGGCTTGAGGCGCCACCAGACCGTATCGCCCTGGCTCTGCACCACGAAGGACCGCAACATGGCACCCAGCGCCTCGACCGCATCCACCGGGCTGGCCATATTGGGTGTCTCGAAGGTGCGGTAGAGTTTGCCGTTGGGGGCTGTCGCGCCAGCCTGGCCCGGCCTCTGCGTGAATTCCCGGTTGATGATCTCGGCAGCAGACGCACACAGCTTATCGGTCTCGCTCACTATCTCGCTCCATAGAATTTGCGCTTGGTGCTGTCGTTCAGCTTCACGCGCTTCTCAGCCTCTTCGTCCACATCGGTCGGCATTTCGACTCGATAGGTCTGCCGCACGAAAATCATGGCCGTGGTGACGGTATCCTGCAAGTCATCGCTGTCATCGCTGCCGTCAAAGCGGCACTCGGCGCACAGGTCTATGACCTCGTTGGCCCATTTCCTGTTCATGTACCAGACCGAACCCTGCTCCAGCACCTCGCTGCCCAGCGCCGCCCTGGCGTATTTGCCAAGCTCTTTGCCCCTGCCGCTGCGCGGCGCGTTCCAGGGCCGGATCGGTATGGCGCGCGGCTTGTGGATGCGGCGCAGCTCCTTGGTCAGCCAGATGCCGCTGGCCTTGTTCTCGATGATCACATGGTCGGGGTATAGCCCGTCATCGTCATCGACCAGGGCACCCTCACCCTTCAGGTAAGGGGCGACATCGACCGGCTGGCCGTTAAACTTTTGCTGCTCCTTGATGTACTTCAGTGCCATCTTGCCGCCGTAGCAGCCGGCCATGACGAAATACTTCAGGTCCGGCGCGTCGACATGCCGGCGCCAGCGGTCCAGCAGGATCATGTGCTTGGCCGGCCGCCCGTTCTCTGGCTTGTATGTGAAGATGCCCCAGGTGGTGCGCGCGCTGTAATCGTTCGCCGTATCCTCATCAAAGGCGGTGTCATAGGTCTGGAAGATGTAATCACAGACCGGCGGCTCATCGCTGGGCCATAGCCGCCAATACCGCTTCTTCAGCAGATTGCCTTCCTCATCGGTCGGGTTGCCCATGTAGAGCGCGTTCCAGTCGCGCTCTCGCATCGCCGCCTTGGACCGCATCAATTCCTTCAGGGTCCAGCGCCGCGGGGCAAAGCTGTCGCCGGCCTTCAACTCCTTGACCTCTTCGATCAGGCCGGTGTCTTCCATGTTCTTGGCCGCAAGGTAGATTTTGCGCGCCGTGTCGCCGTCCAAGATCGCCGGGATGTTGAGGATGTTCCAGACATCGGCGCCGTGGTGGCGCTCATTCATCAATTCGATCAGGTGGCCGGCCAGGTCATCCTTTGCCCACCGGGTCATGGTGAGGATGATGGCGTTCCGCTCGGGCTGCCGGCGGGTGTAGAAGCCTGGTCCCCACCAGTTCCAGATGCGGTCCTTGACCAGTTTGCTGTCCTTGTCCTGCTCGGACATCACATCATCGGGCAGGCCCAGGTTGAAGCCCTTGCCGGCGATGTTGGATGTCACGCCGGCGGCGTTGTACTGGCCGCGCTGGACCCGCTGGCGCTTGCCCTCCAGCGCCGCCATCCTTTCGTGGATGTTCTCAACCTGCCATTTGCCGGCAGCCTTGGCGTCCTTGGCGAGCTGCACCCCTGGAAAGATCAGGCCATATTCGGGGTCCTGCATGATGTCGCGGACCTGAAGGGAGAAGCCCCGGCTCAATTCGACGCTGTGGCCGACCTGGAGGATTTTGTCGCTGGGATAGCGGCCGGCATACATGCTGGGCATGAACACACTGCCCATCTGGGATTTTCCGGCGCGCGGCGCCAGGAAGATCATCTGCCGGTCGATCTCACCGTCCAGCACCGCCTCATAGTGGGCGGCCAGGATCAGATGCACTTCCTCGATCGTGAACCAAGGCGCGATCCGCCGGATGTAGGCGATCATGCTGGTGCGCGCATACTGGCGCGTCAGGGTCAGCCAGTCCTGATATTCCCGACTGTCGGGGGGAACTTCCGCCCGCAGAATCCTGATAGCTTCGTCGTTCTTGCTTGCCATGCCCCAGCCCGGCCCCAAATCACGGGGCGGTCGGCATCATAGCCTAGTCTTGGCAGTGAAAAGCCAGCCAGCCGGACGGCACCGGCTCATTGATCTTGGCGCGCCAGATGTAGCGCTTTGCCTTGGCATCCCAGGCCGGCCGCCATGGTCCGAGTTTTAACACATGGGCCGGGCCACGCGGCATCCTGTTCATCTCGCCATACCATGCCACTTGGCACTTGCTCTGGTCGAAGGGTTCAAAGGAACTGATCTCATTCAGCACCACCCCTTGATTGACCGGCGCCATCTTTATGGCGTCGCCAAACATGGACGGGCCGCATGGCATGAGCCGGTATAGGTATCGCGTGCGCACACCGGGCGGTTCTGGTGGTGCTACGCCGGCACACATGCCGACAGCTTTATCTTCTCTGACAGGCTTGCCATCGCGGCATGTCACCGTGATCTGTGGGGACAGAGCATTAACGGCCGCGACGCAAAGGTCTTGGGCGCAGGCGGTTTTCTCGAAACACTCCGGGCACCAGACCGCATCATCTTCTTCCCGGTCGCACATGATGTGATGGGCGCTGCAATCCCGGTGCGCCCGGTGAATAGCCGCCCATATAGGCGCTCTTGGCCAGGTTCAGCATAAAGTTATCGCCGTCATTCTTGGCCCGCACGATGGCGCCCAAAATGCCCAGCAGCCCCATGCGGCGAAATCTCTGCATTTCCATATCACTCACTCCCTTTGGTTTTACTTCTGCTTGCTCAGATCGAGCGCGGCCTTCCGGGTCTTGGCCACGGCCTGAAGNTTCTTCAGCACCCTGGCGCTGGCCTCAACCAGCTCGCCCCTGCCCATATCGGTGGGAAGCTGGCTGGCCTGGCCGTTGACGGCGCTGCTGCCCTGGAACAGCCCGAATTCATCCCCGATCATGCGGGCGGTCTGGCTGGCGGCGTGTTCGCTGTAGGCGATGCGCTCCACCATCTCGTATCTGCCCTTGTTCGGGCCCTCGGTGACCCTGCGGCTGACCACCACCGGCCGCACCCCGATGTTCCGCTGGTGCTGCTCCAGCAGCAGGTTCAGGGCATCCGCCTTGGTGAGCGCAGCGCCATCGATCGCCAGGGCGCTGGTGCGGGCCTTGAGGAATTCCACACGCGCGGCGATGTCATATTTTGTCATAAGTGCCGATGCCCCACGGCGGGCGGTCTCTTCGGTCGCGCTATAGCCGGCCAAGAGGTAAGCCTGGGTCTGGGACATGCCGTGGCAGGCGATGTTCTGGGCGAAACGCTCATGCCGGCTGTTCTGGAGGGGCTGAGACGGGTCGGGGCCGGTCTCGTCTTCTGGCGGGACGGGCGGGGCACCCTTCGGCTGGGCGGGCTCCACAGTCGATCCTGCTGACAGATTGCTAGCATCGTGCTTGCGGGATGCTTTCGGCGTGGTAGCAGGCTTTTTACGGTTTGCCATGGAGGTCCATATCCGTCAGGCAGACCAGCAGCGCTTTGCGCAGGTACACCGCTGGAAAGATGGCATCGAACATATCGCCGTGCCGGCCGCAATAATGGGCATCGACATGGCCGATCTCGCCGCTGGCGGTGACATGGATCAGGGCGGCGTTCTTGCAGTTGGGGGCGTCACATCCGGCCTGGGTGGTCATGTGGCGCCCCATAGGTCGGTGTTTTCCGCGTCTGACCAGCGCACCAGCCTAGGCGCCCAGGTGCCAGTGTCCCATTGAAATTGGCCCCACACCGTAGAGCCGTAGCCGCCAGCAGGGTCGAACCCGACAATCGAAATCGTGAAAGCAGCCGCCGGCTGCGCCGGTCCAACCAGTGCGGCTGGGGCGGCGCTGGCCAGAAGTCCAGCAAGGAAGGCGCGGCGCGTGGTCATGGGGCGGACCCCCTCAGGTGCAGTGGGATGGCGGACATTTCGCGGACCAGCGCCTCTCGGTGCGCCCGGAGCGCAGCCATGCCGGGTTTGCCATAAACCCCGTTGAGCGCCCAGAACATGGCGTCACGGTGCAGCTTGGCCGCTACCATTTGCGCTTGGCGGTCGCCTAGCAGGGTGTCCCGCCACCAGTCAAAAACCGCTGCCGGCTGCGCCGGACAGCTAAGGGCTGCGCCGGGTGCCGCGGCTGTAGCGGCAATACTAGTGAGGAATGATCGGCGGGTTGTCATGCCCTGAAGCCCTTGAAGTGATCGTGTCGACCGTCTTGGAGCAGCCTATCACGGCGGCGGCGCTCGATCTCATCAACCACAAATTCGGCCACAGCCCCCTTTTCACCTTTCCAGTTCATATGGACGGAAAACGGGACAAAGACGGGATAGCGCGACTGATCCGTGGTGATGATCAAAGTCTGATTAGATGGGTCCCGACCGTGAAATTTGATCTTCATTTTGCCCCGGCCTCACGAAAACTGGTGGCAGGCGCCGAACAGGCCCAGCTTGTCCATGGCATCTTCCGCCGCCTCTGCCTCGGCATCGCTAGAAGCGGCCCACCAAGCTGCCAGGGCTTTTGACATCTCCCGGTAGCGCCGGCGCACCGCGGCAATGGCCATCTCCATCTGCCACATGCTGGTCTGGTCCCGCATGATGCGG